GCTGGCGGTCCGTCAGAAGTCATGCCTCAAGAGATGCAAGTCGAGCTTCCTATGGAGGAGGGTCTGCCTGATGGCATAGAGCTTGCGGGCATGGAAGAGATGGTCGAGGTCCAAGCTGAGATGTACGACCACAACGCCAATCTGGCGGAGGTCTTAGATGATTCGGTCCTTGGTTCGTTGTCCTCTGACTTGCGTGACAGGGTTGAGAGCGACAAAGAATCTCGTGAGGATTGGGAAGAGGCTATCTCCAAGGGTCTACGACTTCTTGGTGTAAACTACGAAGAGCGCACTGCACCATTCTTGGGTGCTAGTGGCGTTCACCATCCGCTGCTCAGTGAGGCTGTTACGCAGTTTCAGGCGCAGGCTTACAAAGAAATGCTGCCGGCAGGTGGTCCTGTAAAGGGGCAAGTTGTTGGCACACCTACACCGCAGACTGAAGATCAGGCGCAGCGTGTAAGTGACTTTATGAATTACCAGCTTACAGAGGTTATGGACGAGTACGATCCTGATACGGATCAGATGCTCTTTTATTTACCGCTGACAGGTTCCACATTTAAGAAGACATACTTCGATCCCGCCAAACAGCGGGCTGTGTCTAAGTTCGTACCAGCGGAAGATCTGATTGTCCCGTATGCTGCCAGTGATTTGAACACGGCAGAGCGGGTAACTCATGTAGTACGCATGACGGAGAACGAACTTCGCAAGATGCAGGTCTCAGGTGTTTACCGGGACATTGAGTTGCAGGGAGAAGATGAAGATGATCCAGGACCAATTAAAGAGACTGAGAACGAGCTTCAAGGGGTTCGCCCAACGTATGGGGACGATGTGTTCACATTGTTGGAGTGTCACACAGAACTTGACCTTGACGGTTTTGAAGACGTTGATGCAGAAGGTGAACCCACGGGAGTTAAGCTTCCTTATATCGTCACACTGGATGAGGGGTCAGGCAAGATTCTTTCAGTGGTTAGAAACTTCCGGGAGACAGATCCACTCCGCCGCAAGAGACAATACTTCGTGCATTATAAGTTTTTGCCTGGGTTCGGCTTTTACGGCTTTGGTCTTCTTCATACTATAGGAGGTCTCTCTCGTGCAGCGACATCAATCCTCAGACAACTTATCGATGCTGGAACGCTTTCCAATCTTCCAGCGGGTTTCAAGGCTCGTGGTGTCCGTATCCGTAACGACGATGAGCCGCTTGCTCCTGGCGAGTTTCGTGACATTGATGCTCCCGGTGGCGATCTTCGCAACGCTCTTATGCCCCTCCCTTATAAGGAGCCTTCTGGCACACTTGCTCAACTCCTCGGGGTTATTGTTGATTCCGGCAGAAGATTTGCACAAGTTGCAGATGCAAAAATCGCAGATGTCAATTCTCAAGCGCCAGTGGGAACAACGGTTGCACTGATTGAGCAAGGCTCAAAGATTATCTCTAGTATCCACAAGCGTCTGCATTATGGGCAGAAGCAGGAGTTTCGGCTGCTGGCAGAGATCTTCGCAGATAACCCAATGCCGTACCCATACTTTGTGGGTGTGAATGTGCCGCCTGAGATCATGGCACAGGACTTCGACGGGCGTGTGGATATTCTGCCTGTTAGTGATCCGTCCATTTTCTCTATGTCTCAGCGCCTGTCTTTGGCGCAGACACAGTTGCAGTTGGCGCAAGCTGCTCCGCAGATGCATAACATGTACGAGGCATATCGTCGGATGTATGATGCGCTGGATGTTAAGAACATTGATAGCATCCTGCCGGCACCACAGCCGCCACAACCTATTGATCCGGCAACCGAGAACGCAAATGCTGTAAAGGGCAAGCCAACACAGGCATTCCCACAGCAGGACCACGAGTCGCACATTGCGGCGCATGCCATGTTCTTGTCCTCACCAGTGGCTACAGCAAATCCACAAGGCTTCTTGCTGTTGCAGGCTCACGTCCAAGAGCATGTGTCATTCTTGGCGAGAGATCAGGTTGCAGCGTTCTTTACCAACGCGCAGCAGCAAGCACAGCAGGCTGGAGAGCCAGTGCCTACGATTGACCCAGCAGTGATTGAGTCAGCCGTTGCACAGCAGGTTGGTGAGATTATGAAAGAGATCATGCCAATGATTCAGCCAGCCCAGCAGCAAGATCCGCTGGTCGGGATTCGCCAGCAGGAGTTGCAGAACGATACGATGGAAATCCAGCGTAAAATGCAGAACGACGCTATGGACTTTCAGATCGATCAGGCCAAGATGCAGCAGGCATTCAATCTTGCCCAGCAGCGTATGCAGCTTCAGGAAGAGATTGCTGGCGACAGAAACGATGTCAACATATACCGCATTAACACACAGGCGGCACTGTCAGGAAGAAAATGATACAGGCGTTCATAGGTCCAATAGCGAACCTTGCCGGTACATGGCTCAACGGCAAGGTAGAAGAGAAGAAGGCTGAGTCCGCAACTAAGGTTGCCAAGGCGCAGGCTGAAGCTGTGGTCATGCAGAAAAAAGCCACTGGGGAGATTGACTGGGATCTTGAGATGGCAAAGGGTAGTCAGTCTTCGTGGAAAGACGAATGGCTTACTATTTTGTTTTCGATCCCGCTTATTTTAGCCTTCATTCCGGGCATGGAGGAAGTAGTTGCAAACGGATTCGCACAACTCAATGCGATGCCTGAATGGTATCAATATTCCTTGGGAGTTATCGTTGCCGCTTCTTTTGGAGTTCGTAGCGCGACTAAATTCTTCGGGAAGAAATAATGGCGAAATGGGGCTTACACGAGCGGACGACAGAAGAGCAAGCGAGGATTAATCGTGGCAGACGTGACAATGGAAAGGTTTCTCAAGTGGAAGATATTACCCCGCTTGATGATGATTATGATGTCAATATCGGCTTGGCGGGTAGTGGAGTGGTTTATGACATTGCCAGACCCTACACCAGCGCAGGCAGGCTTAGTTAGTGTAGTGACAGGAGCCATGACCGGCGCATTTGCTGTGTGGTTGGGCCACGAAAAGGAAAAAGGAAATGGCTAGACCTAGAGCAGCACAGTTTGGCAGAGACATTGGTGTCTCGACGGCAGGGGCAAAAAAGCTTATAAATGAAGGACGGCGTCGTAACGACGGCGGCTCACAAGTTTTGGAGAGACACATGTCAGAAATGAAAGAAAAAGTAACCCCGCCCCGTCCGCTACCTCCAGAGGCTAGGGCGCGTAGAGAAAACTCTAAGATGTACAAGAAGAAGGGCCGTCCTAATCCTGGTGATCGGAACGAGAGAAAGAATCCTGGTCAGACAGATGTAGAGACTCGTGAGGCTGCTATGGGTACATATGTAGAAGCCGGAGACGGTAAGTACATGTCTTGTCGTGGTATGGGCGCAGCCATTAAAGGCGGCAAATTTTCGGGGACAAAATAATGGCTCCGCCAGGAAGAAAAGAACGCCAACGCCAAGTATCGGTGGACTCTGGTGCCAATGTTGGTAACAAAGACTTTGGTGGAGGTAATCAGGATAGGCCTTCACCGTCCAGCATTCCGGGCACTGGTAGTGTTACTCAAAGCGAAGGCTTTCAAAATTTTCTTTCTAACACAGGAAAAACCGAAACAAATCCATACGGAAACGAAGGTTTTTTTAGCCGAGTCTTCGGTATTGACCCAAAGAATATAAGCTATGCGAACAATATCCCCGGTGGGTCAGCCGGAATTGCAAACTTGAACCGTCTGGCCTATGACAGGTTTATGAACCCATATGCATCTGTAAATGTATTGGGCCGTCGTGTTGGTGGCGATGCAGCCACTGGACAGCTCCGCGAAGGTCTATCTGCGGGGGACATGACCAGCAGTGGTATGGTAGCTGCGCAGCGCAGACCCATGTCTGGGCAGGAAATGGCAAGCCGAGGCATATTTAGTATACTCGCTGCGGGGACACCTGTTGGATTACTTGCTGGTGCGCTGAGAAAAGATCCATTGGCAATCCAAGGCACAGAGTTTTACGACCCCACACTTGATCCAGCCAGTGAAGATTTCACAGGATCAAGCGGGATGTTTAGCGGGATGTTTAGCAACATGTTGAAGCCACTTACAGGTGGTATTACATATGGTGATGTAAAGCCGAAGATAAACCCAATGGTAGAGGGCGCAAAACAGTTTTTCCAAGCGGGCCAAGATCAGACAGCACCAGCAGAGAATACTCGCATGGCCTTTGATCCTAAGTTTGGGAATACTGTCTACGGGTCTGATGCGTTAACGCCATATACCTATTTTGATGGCCCCGCTCAAACAGGCTCAGGGGTTCCAATGGATAGAGAAGCTCAAGGCGCTACTTACAGAAGTCCAGATGGTAGAATATTTAGAGACCAGTTTGAAGCAATTGAGTCAGTAGGTATCGACAACATAAATAACCCGATAATAACAGATATCATTACGAAGCCGGGTCCAGGAGGAGATCTGTTACGTCAAGCTCAACAATTCGGGAGCGTAGATTAATGAAAATAGAAATAAAACTTATCCCTGACGGTCTGGACCTAGCTAAAGAAATTCAGGATGGCATGCCCGTTGACATGATGAAAGATGCATGCCCGGTTGCCACGCAGGATATCGAAACCAACGAAGAAAACCAGAGGATGGCGATTAAGGACCATCAGTATGGACCGGCGGTGAACCCGGAGGAAAGCTGCGGAACTTGTGCGGTTTTTAACGTCACTGACCACATGCAGCAGTGCATGAAGAACGACAGCGGTGAAGTAGGTTACTGCCAGTTGCTAAAGTTCATGTGTAGTGCTAGGAACAGTTGTGACGCATGGGAGGAAGGCGGTCCAATGACTGACATGCCTTGTGACTGTGATCACGATAACTGTGACTGTAACGGGTAACAATGGACGTAATACAATTTTTATCAAGGTATCGTAAAGCCTTGCAAACTCGTGTGGACGATATTAGCATTTCCGTGACAAGCGGCAGTGCATCCGATATCGGACAATACCGCGCAATGGTTGGTGAGATTCAGGGACTCACCTACGCATTAGATGAACTCCAAACCCTGCTAAAAAAGGTAAACTATGACGAAGACTCTATTCGTTCCTGACCACATAATACGGCAACAGCAAGCCAAAAAAGAAGCTGAACAACTAGCAAAAAATAAACCTATCACAGAACGTGTGCCGCAACCCACAGGCTGGCGCATTCTTGTTATGCCGTATGCAGGTAAAGACAAGACTGAAGGTGGTGTTTATGTGCCGGATCAAGCCAAAGACCGAGAAGCACGGGGCACAATGGTAGCCTATGTGGTTAAGGTCGGGCCGCTTGCCTACAAAGATCAAGACAAATTTGGTCCTGATTCCGAGCCTTGGTGCAAGGAAGGTGATTGGATTTGTATTGGTCGCTACGCTGGATCTCGTTTTAATATTGAAGGCGGCGAGGTTCGTATTATCAATGACGATGAGGTCATTGCAACTATTGTCGATCCAGACGACATAAAGACATACGGAGCTTAGTATGCAAAACAATCTTGCTGAGAAAGAAGAAGAACTAGAGGTCGTAGAGGCTGAACAGGAAGAGGAGCAGCAAGAGGCTGCTCCAGCAGAGGAAACCGCAGAGCAGGAAACCGCAGCTTCTGAAGATGATGAGCTTGAGCAGTATTCTGATTCTGTCCAGCGTAGAATTAGTAAACTTACCAACCGCTTTCGGGAAGAAGAGAGACAGCGACAAGCTGCTTTGGAGTACGCCGAGGCTGTAAAAAAGCAGAACGACGAACTCAAGTCACGACTTGATAAGCTTGATCAGTCGTATGTTGGTGAGTTTGGCAGCAGACTGGAGTCCGAGGTCACGACAGCCAAGGAATCATACCGCAAAGCCTATGAAGACGGTGACGCGGATGCCATGTTTGAGGCCCAGCAAAAGATTAGTCAACTTGCCCTAGAACAGGCTAGGTATGCAGAAGCAAAGCGGCGTAATGAAGAGAGGGCTGAACAGCCGGCGCAAGAAGTCGCGCAGCAGCCTGCACCGCAGCAGCAAGCCCAGCCAGATCCAAAAGCGGAGTCTTGGGCAAAAAACAACGAATGGTTCGGTACTGATCAAACAATGACCTATGCTGCTTTTGGCATACATAGGCAATTAATTGAGGATGAAGGATTTGACCCAACCTCAGATGAGTATTATACTGAGCTTGACAAACGAGTTCGCGTTGAGTTTCCACACAAGTTCAAGGAGACAAAACGTGACTCTGGACCCAGAGTCGCTTCTGCTGAGTCCACGGCGTCAAAGTCGTCGTCACCAAAGGGGCGCAGAACAGTCAAACTGTCTCCTTCGCAGATTGCCATTGCGAAACGACTGAATGTTCCGCTTGAAGAATATGCAAAGTATGTAAAGGAGTAGAAAATGGCTGAAAGAACTACACGCGAATCAAAGAGTCGCGCAAACACCCAACGGCGCAAGCCTTGGGCACCACCTTCAAAGCTGGAAGCACCAGAACCACCAGCAGGGTACAAGCATCGTTGGATCAGAACTGCCATTCGTGGTGAGGATGATAAAACAAATGTACACTCAAAGATGCGTGAGGGATGGGAGCCAGTTCGTGCAGATGAATATCCTGACGAAATGGATCGTTACCCAGTGCTTGAAGAGGGTAAGAATGCAGGAATTATTGGTGTCGGCGGACTAATGCTGTGCCGTATTCCTGAAGAAACGGTAGAGGAAAGAACTGAATATTTTCGGGAGCAGACCCGCAACCAAATCAAGGCCGTTGATGAGAACCTAATGAGGGAACAACATCCCTCTATGCCCATCCATAATGATAGGCAAAGTCGTGTATCTTTTGGTGGTAAGTAACCACCTAACTTAGAGAGAAAGGTAGCATTATGGCAAACGTCAATGTTGCATTCGGCATGAAGCCGATTAATAACGCAGGTAGCACACCAGCTACAGGCGGTACTAATGCATACTTGATCGCCAGTGATGCGTCGGCAATCTATCAGGGTTCTGCGGTAAAAGCTGTTAATGGCGGTTCAATCGCCATTGGTTCTGCTTCCGGGGACACTGTAGCATTTGTTGGCGTTTTCGCTGGTTGTGAGTATGTATCTTCGTCAACAGGGAAAAAGGTCTTTTCAAACTACTGGCCTGGATCAGGTGCGGACACAAACTTCGATATTATCGGATTTGTGTACGACAACCCGCTTCAGCGTTTTGTAATTTGCACAGACGCTTCTTTCACGGATCAGGCAACTGCTGAAGCAGCTATTTTTGAAAGCACAATGTTCAATAGCGGCGCAGGCGGAAGCACAACAACAGGTATTTCCAACGCCCAGTTGGACGTAGCTACGTTGGATTCATCCAATACTTCACTTCCTCTGAAGATTGTAGGTATTCAGGATGATGCAGACAACGAAGACTACGCTGCTGCTGGTCTGCCTGTGATTGTGATGTTCAACAACCACGCACTGCTTCAGGCCGATTCTGAAGCGGCAATTTCATAGGGAGGCTAGACAATGGCTATTTCTCGCGCACAACTCGCCAAAGAACTAGAACCAGGCCTCAACGCCCTCTTTGGTATGGAATACAACCGCTACGAAGGTCAGCATGCTGAGATCTTTGACACCGAGTCATCAGACCGGGCGTTTGAAGAAGAGGTTATGCTGTCAGGTTTCGGTGCAGCCCCTGTGAAAAACGAGGGTTCTGGAATCTCCTATGACGATGCAAATGAGGCGTATACCGCACGGTATAACCACGAGACCATCGCAATGGGCTTTTCAATCACGGAAGAGGCTATCGAAGATAACCTTTATGACCGTCTTGGTGCCCGCTATACACGCGCTCTTGCTCGTTCTATGGCACACACCAAGCAGGTTAAGGCTGCTTCTGTCCTCAACAATGGCTTCTCCGCTGGCGCATTTGCTGGTGGTGACGGTGTAGCTCTTATGGCGACAAACCACCCGCTCACAAGCGGTGGCACGTTCTCAAACGAGCCAGCAACTGCCTCAGACCTTAATGAGACTTCACTTGAAGACGCTCTTATCAGCATCGCTGGTTTCGTTGACGAGCGTGGCCTCATCATTGCTCTTCGCGGCATGAAGCTGATTGTTCCACGTCAACTGCAATTCGTTGCAGAGCGTCTGTTGGTTTCTAACCTCCGTGTTGGAACAGCCGACAACGACGTGAACGCGCTGAAGTCAATGGGCATGCTGCCTGAAGGCTATGTAGTCAACGACTACCTGACCGATACAGATGCATTCTTCATCAAGACTGATGCACCTAACGGTCTGAAGCACTTTGAGCGTACAGCTCTGTCAACCAACATGGATCCAGACTTCGACACTGGTAACATGCGGTTCAAGGCTCGTGAGCGTTACAGCTTCGGCTTCTCAGACCCACGTTGTGTATTCGGTTCACCCGGAGCATAACTGTAGGCACAAAGAAACTAGAGG